AGAGAGGACTTCTGTTTCCTCACCAAGTGAAACTTTTCCATACTTATAAATTACACCAGCAAACTTACCACCTTTGATACCAATACAAGTTTGGTCTTGTGATTTACTTTCTACAAAAACATAACTATCTTTAATATTAGACATAATGTAAATAACTCTGCACAATATATTTTGATGTTCTTGCTGGTTTTTGTCCAGCGTGTAACCAAGGCCACATTGGTGGAAACATTAATAAACTCCCCTGTTTACATTCTATTTCTATATCTAAATTTGGAAATATTGTTTTTCCTTTTTTATTATCTGCCAGATATAGAAACATAACTAAAAATCTCGTGCAATTTGCTTTTTGATTTACATCAACATGTGGTCTAAATTCATCATAGTTGTTTGGTAAATATCGTTTCATTCTAACAGGTTCTAACACACATGTCAAGGGCATTTGTTGTTCACTTACCTCACAATCATTTTTATATTTCTCTACATTCGCTGTAAATACTTTTTTAAGAATATTATTATCATCAAACCAACCAACTTTTTGAATATTGATTTGTGTAAAAATCATTCCCCTATCATCAAACTTTTGATGTAGTGCTTCATTGTTTTCAAATTTGTCGATAAGATGATTACAGTATTCTTTGTCAATTACATTATCGTAAACTTTTATTAATCTATCCATTTTGTAAAGTCCAATCTATAGCTATTCTTTTTTTATCTGATTTAATATCTTCTGCTCTATGTTTTATTCTTGGGTCGAACACAATAAAGTCACCAGCTTCTAATTCGTGAGTATCATTACCATGTTCGAATCCACCACCATCGGTTTCATGATTCCAATCTGAATTTAGTATTCCTAATACTTTAATGATTGGCGTGTCTTTGAGTTCATCTTTTTCATGGTCTGTGTGTATATTATCTTCTCTATGTTTATCTTTCATAGATACACCACAAAACAATAAGTTTAGGGGAACATCAATATTTTGTTGTTTTGCTTTCTCATGAATTAACATTAATAAACTCATAGACACGCCGCTCAAAAAATCATCATGCACTGTGTCACCTTGTATGATATCAATCTTTGCATGTTTATCCTCAAATGGTTTACCCATAGGATAATTAAAGTTCCACTTTCTAGATTTACAAACTTGATGTTTTAAAAAATCTAGAAATAGTGGTGTACAACAATTCTTAACTATCGTTGCCATATTTAAATTCTTTCAATGCAACTTCTTCTAATTGTTTCATTACATCTTCTGTAAAATATTTTTCTGGGTCATTGTTAATTGTTTTGGCATATTGTTTACTACCATCTGGTAATTCAATACGAGTAGACACTTGTTTAAATATACCATGTTCTACTGCCAAGTCAAGTAATCCATAATGTTTGTCAAGTCCTTTATCATAAGTCAATAAAACATCAACCATTTTATTTTCCATAGTCAATCTTGATTTATGATTTTTACAATGAACAATATTACCAACTACTTCTGTTCCATCTTTAAATTTTTTCTTTGAAAGATAAATGATACTTGAAGCAGCATATTTTAATCCACTACCACCACCCATCTCTTTAGTTGGGAACATTGAACCGATTACATCATATGTGTGATTCGTTACAACCATTGGCACTTTTGCTTTTCCAAGTTTCAAAGTTAAAACTCTAAATGCAGCTTTGAGTATTTGTGCTCTTGACATATCTCTAGTTTCTTTTCCTGCCTCAGTATCTTCTACTTCTTTTGTAGTTGATAACATACCAAGTGAATCTAAACATATAAAGAGTGGTCTTCGTATATCTACATCTTGTTGCATATATCTATCTAATACTTTGAGTGCTTGGTGTCTAAACTCTTGTACTGTTGTCACAGGCATAATCACCATTCTATTAGCGTCTATACCTCTATCAATCACCATCTGTTTAGTGATTGCACTTTCTGATTCAAAATATACAACGCCTGCATTTGGATTTTGGTCTAAAAAGTTTTTGACCATACCCATGAGAAAGAAAGTTTTACCTGTTGCACTTTCTCCAGCAAGAGCAGTTATTTTATTTTGTGGAAGTCCACCATAAAGTGAACCTGAAACTAAAGCGTTGAATATGTAAGAACCTGTATCAATAAAATTATCTACATCTCCAGCTTCAACACCATCAGAAACAATACCAGCATATTCGTTTCCTGTTTCTTTAATAACATCTTTTAAAAAGTCATTCATATTAATGTTCTCCTGTTTGTTAAAAATCTATACATCGCCCAGACTTTTCCCAGTCACCATATCTTGTAGGTTCAGGGCCTTTGCGACCACCAATCTCTTTTTTCTTTTTTTTCTTTTTGAATATTCTATCATAATTATCAGAATATGTTTCGTGGTCAACTTGTGTTGGTCTTCTTTTATCTCCTTTTCCTGCCATCAGAAAAAATCCTCCAGTGTTCCTTGTGTTCCATAACTACCATCAATCTGCCAGTTAATTATATCAGTAATAAACTTTAAAGGTTCTACGAAAGACTTTTCAAATTGCATTTCATAATTAACAAAATTATTTAAATTTAATTCTTCTGGCAATTTAGTCATAAATGATATTGATGTCGATTGATATGTGTTTGGTGTTTTCATGTGTAAAAATTTAATCTTATCACCCTCTTGTATATAAGGATACTTTCCTTGTAATTTTTTATCCTTAACAAGATGATTGTATAATATTGCACCTTTCACATGTATTGGTGCTCCTTTCTTAAATAGATTATGTGATTCAGTCCACTTGTTTAATCCATTTACAGAGCGTGGGTACGCTACCATCTCTGGTTTTAGTGTCATAAATTCTTTTCTAAAATCTTGTATAAAATTATTTAGAGTTTTAGAATCATCGTTCATTATAATTTTTAATGCCTGAGTAATTTTTTCACGACATGGTGCTGGGGTTGATGACTTAACAGATTCAATACCCATAATTTTTAGTTTAGGTTCTTTGTATCTAACTCCCTCAACATCATGTGCATTTAAAATATATCTTTTCTTTGCAACCCAAATAGCTTTATCAGCGATTACTTCTCTTTTCATTTGCATTTTTTGTTCATATGCATTTACATATTTAGCGAGTTCTTGATAAGACTTATCAATAAAAGGTTCGATTTTTTCTGTAGCGACTTTGTCCAAGAAGTCAACGATTTTTCGTTTGTCTTGTTCTCCTTTGAATACTTTGCTAACAAGTTTGTCAAAACATATATACACCGAATCTGTATCGCTCGCAATAATGTAATCTTCTCCATCGGTTTCAAGTATTTTATTAAGATACCCATTAAGAGAATGTTCAATATATCGAATAGAAAATTGACCACTGGTAGTAATTGCTTCAGCGACCAAAAGATTATAATACCTAAACCAGACATTACCAATAGCGCCATATGCACTATTAAGAGAAATCTTTTTTGCCATTTGGATGTTGTGGAATTTTGAGATTGTTTTTTTAAGTTTTGGGTCTTTAGTTCTTTCATAATCTTTCTTCGCCTCCAACATTAACTGTTTGAATTTGACCCTGTCATCATACAGTCTTTGCATGAGTTCAGGCAAAAATCCTTTTTCTGTTGTTTTAAACAAAGCACCATTTGGTGTTAGTGTCACATCTTTTAATATAGATGTATCTACTTTTTTATCTAGTAATTTTTCAACTGACATATTTTTAATTTTTTTATCTGCAACTAATGTTTCTGGTGAAATATTATATTGCATTATAAGATGAGGATACAAAGAATTTAAATCAAAAGACATAACCCATTTGTGTATGCCAGTGATTGGATTTTTTACATATGCACCTTCAAACTTTTCATTCTTTTTTCTTTGAATCTTTTGTGGTATTACAACATTCTTTTTTCTCAGTTCATTATAAATGAGTATATCCCAATATTTTACAGAGCCTAATACATCCATATAATTTACTTTAGCGTCATATGCCATAGTCAAACATAATTCAATAAGACCTAATTTATCTTCTAATCTATCTACTATCTCAACATCTTGTATATTATAGTCAATGAACGAT